CGTTACCCCAGGTATAGGTCAGATAATTCTAGTATCTACCTGGAAAGTCATCTTCACCAATTACGGATTCGACGACACCACTAGACAAACAGTGACCCTTAAAGAAGTCCAATCCCGTATGGCAAGGCTTTTTCCCACAGCTAACCTTCGGTATAACTCCGGGTCTGACGTGGCCCTGGAAGCTCTGACCGTCCGTTTTCGCGGCACTTCCCTCAACTCGATCCTCCGCCCTTTCTAAAGGTTTAAGCCATGCCATTCACCTACGCCGTGGGCCAGAGCTTTCACAATGCAAATGAAACTATTGTTCGGTGTGTTGCTCTAGCACCGGGTGCCCGTTATTTCGGTACTCGTAACAGTGCTGGCTTTGTAACCCTGCCTACTCTGGATACTGGTGTATCTTATACAGAGATTCAGGGGATCCAAAACCTCAACTGGTCAAAATCCGATAAAGACCAAAAATTCCGCCTGATCGGCGACGGTGGGTGGGAAGACAGCCGAAAAACCGGTGCTGGCTGGCAAGCCTCCATCACGTCCTTCCTTATGAAGGACATGGAGTTCTCTGCAGGTTCTAATGTCCCATCCTTCCGTGGCGCCTACGAAGAAGGCTACCGGATTATCGAACTAGCCTCTCAGACAGCCGACAGTGAAATCTACCTGGAGATTTTGCAAGATCTCGGCCAAGCCAATGGTACTACCGGCAACTACATCTACAGCTTTACTGGGGTTAATTGTTCTGTCCAGAACCTCAAACCAGGGGTAGATCCGCAGAACCTGACGAACCTCACATACGACCTTATTGGTCGAGGCGAAGTCATTAGCGGCCTTTACGATGCGGGCTCTACTCGGTTGAACTACGGGTCGCTGCAGACCGGCCTGTTGCAGACATTTAACGCCACTTTGTCAACTGGCACTCGTAGGTACGCTCCGGTCCCTGCCGACAATGCCACGGCCATTGTGGTCTCAGCTCCCAGTGGCTACCATCACGCCCACTGCATCCCTGCCTGCCGCCACAAATTTCAAATTCACCGTGCGCGACGGCGCCGTGACCCAGGCTGTGGACAGCAGCGGTGCTGCCAGTGCTACCGGCACCAGGCGGGCCTTGGGTGGGTTCTCTACCAGCTTCCGCACGGCTTGATTGAGGCGGCCCTGCCGCTCCTCCGCCCCCGACCTCGGGGGTTTTTCTTTTACCCCGCTATTTATGGCTAGCCCTAGTACCCATGAACTTCTACTAGATCCCATCTGTACTATTTTCGCAATTGATTGCACTATAAACTCTACTTCGATCCATGTGGGAGCCCTGTATGTAGAGCCCCTGATTCAATCGGAGATCGTGCAACTTGCTGATGGTGATGCTAAGCTGAGCGTATCCCTCCCCTTCGATCTGCTCCATCGCCCAACCCCCACACGGGCTTGGGATATAGAGCTACCTATCCACCATGACTGAATACACTGATCTGTTGTTCACTACTGATGAATACCACAACATCGGCCCATTCCGATTCCCGATCTTTCACGACCTTACCCCTGGAGAACTTAAGGCTATTAGTGCTATAGACAAAGCTTCAGCCACTACTCAGTTAGCCTCAATGGAGTTAGCTAGGAAGATCTCTAGGCAAGAAGGGATCTCTGCTAAAGAGGCTCTCGATGTACTAGCTCAGGCGTCAGAACCTAAAAACGAGGAATTGGTCTATAAATACCTGCCCGAACTGGCAGCCCTCAGCGAACAAGCTACAGATGATATAGAAATATTGTGTCAATATGGTACAGTGTTGATGCAGTTGCGAGGTGAAGTCAAACTGCCTGGCTCCGACGAATACATCAAGACGCCTGATTGGACTGCGGCACAGACCGATAAGATACATCGCGGTATGCTTACCGCTATGCGTGCATTTGTTCTTTGGGAACGTGACGGCTGGCCTACCTCGGGGGAGCAGGGGGGAAAGGACACCCCGCCTACGACGACTCCCGAAGTGAAAAGTTCGACTTAGACAAAGTAATAGTAGATCTCCGCCATATATTAAGTCAACCGGATACTAATTGGGAGGAGATCTATTTAGTAATTAGGGGTTCATACATAGGTGCCGACTACCCGGCACACAGATTCTTAAGAACCCCTGTTAAAACTATTCGACAACTTCTTATTACTATTGATTTTCGTGCTAAACACGAAGCTAACGTGGCTAGTGCTGCAACAGCGCATGTAGCACATCATTTAATACAATATATGCACCGTCAAATCTACGGGGATAAAGATGTACCTACTACAGCCCCTAAAAACTTTTTACCTTTTCCAGATCTTAAGTACCCTGAGGAGGACGATAAAAATTCAAATACCCTAAAATCTAGTACCAGAACTATATTAAACAAACTTGCAGCTACCGGGCGTATTCCGCTAAAAATCAAAGAAGCTTTTACAGATATGCCCCCCGAGCTTGGGCGAAGCTGAGCGGCAGCGCTAGACTCGGATATAGCGTATTCTCTGCTTAAAATCAGTGACTGACTACAACATAAAAGTCACTAGCGATACTCAAGACGCGGAAAAGAAGCTAGTAAATATTGACAAATTAGCAGATAAAGCTACAAAACCTAGAAACATAAAAATAGATGTACCGTCGCTCAAAGACTTAGAAAAAGGTTTTACTGATGTCGGAAAAACTGTAACAGAGGCAGCCACTAATATACGAACCTTTTACGACACAACCAAAAATTTACCAGTAATTGGAGATATTTTTAAGCCGATCAAAGAGACAGAAGCGTGGGCCCGTAAATTAAGTGATACTGGCCCGCGCATAGCTAAAGTAGCCGGAAACATAAAAGAAGTGTCAACAGCCTCTGGTGCATTGGAGGTTGGAATGCGTTCTGCATCGACCGCATCCGAGGTACTAATAACTAGATTAGCTAGAATAGGTTTTAGTCTATTTGCTCTAAAAGAAGGCGCAAATCTGCTTAAAGCCGCTTTCGGTGGATTTTTTAATGAAACTGTAGGTCGTGAAATTCAACTCCAAGAGACAATACTTAAAACCCAGACTACATTGGCCTCGACTAATAAAGTATTCAAAAATGGAGTAGAGATAGCCGACCCGTATCAAAAAATTGTAGGGTTAACTGGAGAAATTGCTAAAAACATTGACAGTATCCGTACCCGTTCTATTGAATTAGCTGGAGTTACATCAAATGATGTAATCGAGGTTTTTGGTATTGTCGCCGGACAAATAGGGGAAATCGGAGGGGGGCTTAAAGAAGCAGAAGACCTAGCAATAAATTTTGCTGCGGCTCTAGGTACGTTCGGGATACCTTTGTATCAAGCTAGGCAAGAGATAGGGTCGATACTGAGGGGTGACATTACTATGGACTCTTACCTAGCGAAAGCCTTAGGTATTACTAATAAAGATATAGCAGACGCAAAATCCAAAACCGGTGGTGTAGTTGCATTTATACAAGACAAGTTATCCGCCGCTGTAGCTGGCCAAAAAATAGCGGCACAAGGATTCCGAGGAGTATGGTCTAATATTAAAGATTTGCAAGAACTTATAGGCCAGAAATTTGGAGCTGGGCTTTTAGCACCATTGATCAGTGGATTAACTAAAATATTCGACACCCTTTTTAAAATTAGAGGTCAAATTTTCGGTATTGCTGAGGCAGCGGGCCGTACAGTTGGTAATGTCGTCACTACATTTACAGGTCAAATACGAGGAAGAGTAGTAGGCTCGTCCCCCGAGGGCGACCGTTCCATCGAACTAGCTAACAAAGCTCAAGATCTAGCTACCAAAGCTTTTAGCTCAATCGAACAGATAGCCAATAGGACAGTTGGTGCTATTTCTCGCATAATGGTTGCGCTTGCACCGACTGTAGAGAATCTAGTGCAATCTTTTACACTACTAGCTAAAGTATTTGTACAAATAAAAGTTGCCACATTCGAAAATCTTTTATCTATAATTGCTAATCTAGTTCAAATTGTATCTTCAGCCGTAAACGCATTTAGCGGACTGTTTAAGATGTATGCCGCAATAATTAGCCAACCTTTTGCGCAGTATATTAGTGAAATAGCTACACAAATGGGTTTTCTTAAAAAAGCTGGACTAGACACTATTTTTACTATTGTCGGTTTATTCAATTTTGTAAAAGGTACTCTTGGCCCTGTTGCAGCTACAGTAATGACTGTAATTGTTAGTGTAGTAGCAGCCATAGGCACCGTAATAGCTGCTATAGGTGCTCTTTCATTAGCTCTAGCTGGTGTGGCTACCGCATTTATTGGCCCGCTTGCTTTTATTAAAGGTGCTGGAGTGGCATTAAAAGAACTATCTATAAGCCTGCGCACTGCAGGTAATGCGGCTACCGAGACAAGCGCCAGAATGAATGGTATGTCCGTCGCAATGGCTGGTGCCGCCAATGGGGCTAAAGGTTTAGCTCTTTCTTTAGCATCATCTTTGGGCGCTGCATTACTTCTACAAATAGCTATAACTGTAGTCGCGGATGCTTTTGGTAGGTTTCAGCGGGCCAAAGAGGAAGCTGCTGCTGACAGAAGAGCTGATGTGGCTCTAGAACGTCTAGCCACTACCTATAAAAATGTAGGAGACAGTGCCGATTCTGCGACCAAGGCTGCACGAGATTTCGAGCGAGCAATCGTAAGTACAAACTTTAACAAAGCGCTGCAAGATCTCGAAGATGTAAGGAAAAAAATAAATGATATTAAGTATGAAATGCAGAAGCCTGGTATAAACACTCTTGATGAGTTTCTCGCATTATCCGCCTTTAACGCCGTCCCTTTAAGTAGGGCTTTTGGCAGTTTTGGCGATTATCAAAAGCAACTTTTAGAGGAAAAAGAAAAGAAAGAAGCAGAAATAATGGCAAAAATTGCAAAACTTGCTAAAGCTACTGATAGAGATAGGGCAGTAGATAATTTCAAGATTCAAGCTGATAACGCAAAACAACTAGCAAAAGAGCAGATAGAGCTGGATAAAGAACGACAAAAAATTGAAAAATCTCATAAAGATAGGCTGTTTGATACACAACAGCAGATAGACAATAAGACATTAGACATTTTTAAGTTAACATCGGATATAGCAATTAGGCAAGTAGAACTTCGTAATAATAAACTAATAGAGGGTGAAAATGGTGCTGCTGGCGCAGCTTTACAAGCACTAGCCAACTATATATCTACCAAGAAAAAATCAGAACTTTCCCTAGAAGTCACTAAACGTCAATTACAAATACAGGCTGCCGCACTTGATAAATCTGTTGTTGACTATAGATTATCAGTAGAAGAGCGTATATTAGCGATAAAAGAACGGATAGGTAAATACGAAATAGGTGTGGCTAACTATATACTGGCGCAAAAGCAAAATGAAGCTGCTATTCTCACTTCTGTTGGACAGAACGGTGAAGGCAATATATTGCCCGGTGGAGTAATAACACCTACAGCTAGCGGTGGAGGATTCCATTCCTCTCGTACACGAGCAGGCGGGGTAATCGAAGCTCATGGGGCCCAAGACATTGGAGCAGAGCCGGGATCGCGTGTAAATGCCCGGTTAGCTGGCACACTGATCAATATTCTGCGCAATTACGGTGGTAATGGAGATGCCGCTGTTATTAAATACGATAATGGTGAAACCGGAACTTATGGGCATATAAATCTCTCAGAAGGGATGAGAATAGGGTCAAGAGTAAGTCCTGGGGCACAAATAGGGAAAATTAACAACCCACCTCCAGGATTTAACCCGCATCTACACTACAAATTACAAGATTCTTTAGGTAAGCTGATAGATCCTGTTACCATAGTCGCTAACAGTTTGAAAATAAAAGGTAACGGCAGCTCAACAGGTGCAGTAACCGCTTCCAATATGACACGTTTCTTGGCCATGGTCGCCATGGGAGAAAGCAATGATATAAATTCTGCAGTAAATCCATCATCTGGTACACAAGGTCGTTTCCAATTCAAAGACTCAACTCGTACAGATGCGTTGAAACGTGGTCTACTAACTCCTACAGAAACAGCAAACTTGCTTGCTGATGATAAAAATAAACAATTCGCTGCTGTAGCAAAATATATTAAAGCGCTGAACCCTGTAGCAGCAGCTTATATTGAAGCAGGTGATTTTAACAATGCTGAACTTATGCTCAGCGGTGCTCGCGTGGGTAAAGGTGGAAACCAGCTATTCACTTCTCTAAAAGGTGGTAATGAAGCCGCTACAGGAAGCCGAAGAGCAGCCATGGAAAAAGCTCTGGGAGCGTCTAACTCTGCTACCACATCAACCTTCAACTTGTCAGAGCCTGTGCTCAACATGAAGAAGCTGCCAGCTCTTCAAACAGCAGAGTACAAGACTGCTGTAGAGACTATCAAAAGTCTTAACGAACAATATGCTGCTCTACAGGCACGTCTTGAAAATATCAATAGTAAAGCACAGTTTAAGGACATACTAAAAAACTTATACCCTACCAAAGAAAATACCGATCTTCAAGCTACAGTAGATAATCTTGTACGTAGCTTAAACACAGTACAAGAAGCCGCAAAAGCGTCGTTTAATCCTGAGTTATATCAGATAGATATGGAAGAGGCTAAAGCTACTGCACTGGTTAAGGAGCAGACACTCAAGTGGCAGCAAAAATTCAAAGAATTACAAGGTACAACTGCAGCCGAAAAAGTAGAGCTTGAGAAAGACGAGGAAATTAGGCGGAAAACTTTCATGACCTCTCTTCAACAAGAGTTTGATTTAAGGCGTCAAATAGTAACACTCACCCGCGACCAAAAATACGCTGTAGAGCTTATTGATACTATTGCCCAAAATCCTAAAAAACAGCTCTTGGCTATGCAACAGTTGCAAGCCGATAGAGCAGCAGTTTTTCGTAATAAGGATGATTATGTAGGTAATCGCTTAAGTGCGATCAATCTACAAATTGAGCAAGAACGCAGTAGTAAAAGCGAAGAACTCAAAAACAAGACTAATGTAGAATTATTTGAAAAACATGCCGCAGCATTACGAGCTAATGCTGTAGAACTGGGGTTATTTGAAGCCGCTACAGCTAAAATTACAGAAAAACTGAATTTAGCCCGAGAGGCTGCCAGTACATTTGTATCGGGGTTCAAAGGGATTTTCAAAGCAGCGCTATCAGGACAAGACATAGCTAGTGCTGTCACATCATTTACTGAAGGGTTATCAAATAAATTCATAGATATGTTCAGTGACTACGCCTTTAAGCCCATGGAGAAACAAATGGAGGCCCTATTCTCTAAACTATTTGGTGTGAGTATTGACCCTCAAACTGCTAATACCACAGCAACAGAAAATAACACATCAGCTTTGTTAAAACTAACAGATACTGTATCGACTGCAGCTATTGCGGCAAACAACATTGTCCCCGGACCAGGCTCCACCTTCGGTAGCCTAGACCCGAAAGGTTTCTCCCCCGAGGCCGGCTATTTCGATGCCTTCACCCCCACGAGCGCAGGCTCTACAATCACAACCCTCAATACGGATCTAACCGGCCTGGGCGACACTATCAAAGACTTCGCCCCCGCTACCACCCAAGCAGCAACTGGTCTTCAGAACGTGCTCGGGGGAATGGTTACCCTCGCGACCGGCGCAGCTACGCTCTTTGGCGGCCTCTCTCAGATCGGTAAAGGCGGCACCCAGAATGTCCTCGCGGGCCTGGGTGGTGTTTTTGGCGGACTCGGGGGGCTGTTCGGTGGCGGCGGGTTGGGCATCTTCGGCAAGACCTTCGGAGGCTTCCGCGCTTCTGGCGGCCCCGTCCTCCCCTCCAGTTCCTACATCGTCGGTGAACGGGGCCCTGAACTATTCAGCCCCTCAGACCCCGGCTCGATCCTGCCTGCCGATGCCACCGCTGGGATGTTCAGCAACACCCGTGCGGCCCTGACCCCACTGGCTCCCCCCGCTCCCCCGAGGCCGATGTCCCTGCCCGGAGGTGCCATAGACATCCGCTACGAACCGCAGCCAATCAATGGTGTCGAGTATGTCACCGTGAAGGAGTTCCGGCAGGGCGTGCAAGAAGCCGCCAACCAGGGGCGCGACCTTGCCTATAGTGGTATGCAGCTCGACCCCAATGTCCGCAGAGCCCTAGGTCTAACCTAATGCGTAGATCCAGTTTTGCTGAATACATACGCTTCGTGGATAAAGCTGGCAACTACATCGCGGCTAGAGCATTTCAAAACTACTTCATCAATAAAGCCAGACTATATGAAGGTACTTACTACACATTCGCCCCCTTTGGGGTTTCAGGATCATCATCTAAACGAGGTGGTGCCACAGCATCCGGCGGATTAGTTACTGTACCTAACGAGCTAACAGTATCTTTATTTACCGAGGCCATCCTATCTGGCTGGTTAGTAGAAATACAAACTGTAATAATCACTACCGCCGAAGGTGTAGAGCCCACCGAAGGCACCACAGCATTAACACAGATATGGGCTTGTAGCGGAGGTCCCCAGAATGATCAAAAGTGTTCAATAAATCTCCGTAACCCCTTTGATGCTGTTGTACAACAAGTACCTAAAGGTGTTCTATCGTCCTACCGCGTGGGTAATCTACCCCCAACTGGTAGTATTTTGTCGTCCTAAGCTAGAGCCTTAGACTGATTCATGACTTATCCGAGTTACACCGGCTGGCACCCCTGGCTAGGACTACCTCACCGCATTGGTGCCGACCCCCGCAACGGTGAAGCCTGTTGCTGCCTGAGGATGGCTCAGATCATCATGGAGGAGATTGGGAGGGATCCCCCCGAGATCGACCCCCGATGGGAGAATTTGGCCCGAGAACGCCGCTGGACTGATCTATACGAAGAGTTCCAGCTCATTGCGATTAAAGCCGCTGTAGATGAAGAGCTATGGTCTCTAGTCCCATTACTAACTCCAGTGTCTTTCGGCATTGGGGTTGTAGTTCCTGATAAGTTATTGCTAGCCGTACATCACCGCCAAGGGCTCACGACAGTACCTCTACTACAGTTAAAAAGTCCGCTTTACTATAATTTGCGGTAATGGGGTACAAACCTTTACCTAGCGACGAGTACCTAGCAGAAATGCTGGGACTTACTCCAGCTCAAATGGAATGGTTTCAGCAAGAAATTGATAGCAAAGTTAAAATAGACCCTGGTGTACCGCAAGCAGGTCTTGAGACTTTAGCAATAGTATCTGCTGGGCTGAGCATAGGATTTAACATAGCTGCAAGCTTTTTTAAGCCAAAACAAGGTGGAGGTAAAAATGGGGGCATTAAAACACAATCGCCAGATCCTGTAAACATCACAAGAAACCAGAAATTTGCCCCTAGAAGAGGTTTCGATAGCGTACAACAGCCAGCAATTCTTGGTACTACTACCCCAGTAATATACGCCAATCAGCTTTATATGCTGGCGCAGGCTTCACCCCCGAGGCCGGAAGGTCGCTATGGAGGAGTGAGGGTCAACATGCAATTACTCTGGAGCCAGATGCTCAGCTCCAGTGGCAGCCAGGTATTAAAAGCTATTTTCATGCTCGGGGAAGGCAGGATTTGCTGTATAGATCCAAAGAGTTTCGCCATAGGGGATAACACTTTAGGCACTTATGATTTAGACACCGCAGCCGCCCAAGCTGCAGGGAGGCTAACGCTCTACTACGCTGGTAATGGAGGTAGATTAAGAAGCACTGATTATTTAGCTGGTAGATCCCCAAGCACTGATATAGGTAACGCCGAAAATACTGGAGGAGCCGATGTATTTTCAATTAGATCTGAAGGAAACGCATGGAGGCAAGATTCTTGCTTTACGGCCAAGCCATCTACTCAAACCACATTTGGAGTCTACAACATAATACCTAACAACTTAGGGTTGAGAATAAATCCTCGTATTCGTCCAACAATAAATCTATGGACTAAAAATAGAGAAAGTAAGAAAAAATATGAGGTTCGTGTAAATGACGATGCCACAGCACTAGCTGATATGTGGAAATCTAGATACTGGTGGTCAGGGCGCAGCGGAATTATATCTACAAGCACCGGCAGCTCCGTGCTAAACGTTGGAGATACATTTGTGTATATGTTGTCGAAAACATCTGCAGCGACTACACAGATAAAATTTGAGGCTTCTAACACAAATAATCCATCTGAGGCCGAACCTGGAATTGCAAAATGCGCAGATATAGCTAATACAATAGCATCGCGTCAAATGAGTGCTGCTAATGCGCTATCCATAGGTGAGCTGTATAAGGTAGGTTCTTGTCTAGCTGTTGTTACGGAAATATCACCATCAGACAAAGTGTTTAGTAGCGAAGTGGACAACTACCCGGTTAGAGGGGGGCAATCTATATACTACACCTTTACAGTAGTCCGTAGCGGAATTATTACTATTATACCTTTGTCTAGAGTAGACAATGATGATACTGACAAAATAATATATCCTCCACAGTGGGCGAAAGCCACAAATACTAGACAGCAGAACCTAGCTAGTTATTCTAACGGTACTGACTATGATACCGCTACAAGCACTGCACAGATATTCCGCTGCGCTATAGCAAACATTCAGCTAAACCAGAGAGTAAAATGCTTTGAGATAGGAATAAAATCTACAGTAGGCATTAGAGCCTCAGGTCTTTGTAATTTCAAAGATGCTAAAAGATTGGACGAGGTCAACTATATAGCCGGCTACAAATACCATGAAACTCTGCATGATCCAGACGAAGACATAGATACCCAAAACTTCCAATCAGGTCAGTTAAATGATACCGCAGAGAGATACTCATTTTGGAGGATGAGTATAGTCACTGAAGATGGTAATCGTGTTGTGCTGCCGGCGTCTATTGGTATTCGTAGTCAAAGCCAGCAAGCAATATATAATTACATACGTGTAGAGCAGCCAGTAGCAGCTACACCACAAATTGAGCTTGAGCCACTGACCGGCTGGGAAATACGCAATGGGCTGGCTGTAGCCCCTTTTATGACAGACACTGCAGGTAGAGACTCTATGCTCGATTGTTGGGGTAAAGTAGCTGAAGCTTTTGTGTACGAAGAGGTGCAGACTACCGCTGCTCAGGGTCCAGAACATGAAATAACCTATATTAACGTCATAACCGCCAATGAAACAACACCTAAATATGATTTTTTAGCCATAGTCGGTGGTGTATTCCGTGCAGCGACTGAATGGAGCCAGTTTGCCCAATTCTCGGTTAGGGTTACCGGGGGACGTATGGTAAGGCGAGTTTTACATAGCAATAGTCCAGGTCCCAGTAATTTGCTACCAGACATAGGTTATGACCTATGTCGTAGCTCACGTTTAGGACTTGGTCAATCTGTAAGCGATAAACAGCTAGATCTAGAATCATTCTACAATACAGGCTTATGGCTAAAGAAGAGGCGATACTTTTTTGATGGTGTACTAACAGAAAAAGTTAATATACGCCAATGGCTAGCGGACATTGGCGGGACTATGTTAGTAGATATTACAGAGAAAAACGGTAAGTTAGCAATGGAGCCGGCGGTAGTCTTCCCCGAGGACGGCACCGGAAAACCTGCAATATCCGGGCTTTACACTGCAGGCAACATATTACCCAACTCGTTTTCGCTAACATTTATACCAGAAGAAGATAGACAACCTATCCAAGCATCAGGTAAATGGCGAGAAGAGCGTTCGCGGGCGTCATACACGAGAAATGGTGTATTTCCAGTTGAGCGAGAGGTACGATTGCGGGAGGCCGACCGGCCAGAATCCGACCCCATCGAGGTTTTCGATCTATCCGAATATTGTACCAATTTTGAACAATGTGTCGATGCGCTTTGCTATATTGTACGGCTTCGCCGGCTGATTACCCATTCTGTGCAGTTTAGCACTCGCCCTTCAGGAATACTCGGAGGCTTATATCCAGGAGCCTATATCCGTTTGGCTCTTGATTATACATATTATGATGAGTTCGCTAATGGTATTGTTTTGAATGATGGTACTCTTGTCACTACTCGTCCAGACCTTCTACCTGCAGGTAACCACACAGTTACATACTGGGATGGATTAAGCTCAGCCTTGTCGGAAGGAACTATTACCGTAGGAACTTACGGTAAAGCAAGCCCTGCTGGAATTATTTTTATGAAGAAAACAATCACCTCTCAAGTGCGTACTTACAAAGTCGATGAGGTATCCATAAATAGCAATAGAGATATTGATGTCAAAGCTACACATCATCCTACTGATAATGATGGATATTCTTTAATAACCAAAAACTGGACCAGTTATGTAACTGACACTAATTGGATCATACAAAGAGGTTAGATAATGTCAGGTACTCCCGCTGATCTTGCAAGTCGTAGTCTACTGGTAGGTAGAACTGGACTATCGCTTACTTACACTAATGAAAGCTCTCTAAATAGCAGAAATCTTGTAATATCAAGAAATTCCTCTGATGGGTTAATAGTCTCAAGAGCATACCCACTAAGCTCCAGAGTGCTTACTCTAGAAAGAATCGCACACATAGGGAGATCTACAAGTAAAACCCAAAGACATACTTCTCGTAACCTTGTTATAGATAGAGTCGTACTCGGGGGGACTTTGTCCGGGACTTTACTCTACCCTTCTGCGATTCCCACACAAGTACAGTTCAAACCACCTAAATACCCTGTAACTGAACACCCAACGCAGTCAGGTGAGGTAGAAGTACAGTTATGGTCAGATTCAAATACTAACGCTACGCTAACTCTTGACTATACAAATTTATCAGACGCAATAGCTGAACAGATTTTAGCTCTATGGGATGCTTTATACCCTTTATACCTATAAATCCTATTAGTAACGATGAAGCTTTGTCTACTTTCTCTGATTGCGATTACGAAGGGCAGTCTCCAGATATGTCAGATTACACCTATGTTAGATGGGTTGGAACACAGTATCAAAGAAGTGGTTACGGGGGAACTGGCGGCGGCGGCCCTCCGACCACATTCGACGTTGTTAGCGGATGGTTACCACTACGCACCTCATTGGGAGTGCCAGTAACTTATGGGTTAGGGGGCATACAATTAGACGGCTCTCCGTACCTAAAGTACAGCGCCCAGCATTACTTAGGGCCTTGGTATTCTAACATAGATGTTTATGTAGAATCATATTATCAAAATGTCGGTGTAGGCGGAAGTGCGGACGTATTTTACCTATATAGTAAGATACAGGGACAGCCCATAACAAGTGGAAACACTAACTATGGTATGGGTATTAACTTCAGTACCCCGGACACATTTGATTTAGCTAGATCTAGAGGTCGATGGGAGTTCGCTGATGCCTCCTATACAGTCCGAACAACATGGAGTGGCTACTCTCGCTTGCGGGGAGGCTCCACATAAATTATATGGCTATCCTCTACCCGGCTTACAAACCATCCAGTTACAGCTTTACCCCAGCCGTTTACAACGTCACTGCCCCGAAATTCCTTAATTCTACCTTCTCGCCTCGCCTAAACTCGTCTAAACCTAACGCTGCTGTCTTAACATTAAACTACACAAACATATCAGCCGCCAAAATATTGTCTATCTTCTCCGCCTGGGACTCTTCATACTCTGGGTTCTTTCCCCTGGCACTGCCCCCCGAGATCGTAGCTGGCATTAAATCTACGAATTTTGCAGGGCGGATAGTTGGACCTAAATCAACAGGTTGGCGTTTTTTAGCAGAACCTAAATTAAATAATTTAATAGCTGGAGTAGGTAGTATATTAGTAGAATTAGAAGGAGAATTTTACCAAATAAACAACAGCAGCACAGCTTTATTAAATACACCCGCATTACTTACTTCGCGCTCCCTTGCACTAGCTAGAGTACCCCATGAAGGCATATTTGTAGATAATCCCACACCGAACACAATGGTGTTTACGTCTAATAATCCTAATTTAAGGTATGTACCAGTACCTAACAGCAGCGGTAACACAAGAGCTATACAATTAAACAATACTGGATCGGCAATGAATACCGGAGAGACACCTAACTTAAGAAATTGTATCTACACCAGATTAGTGTGTGATGCCCCTTTGGTATCCTGGCAGCCAGTAGGGCAAGAAGTAGCCGGAAATATAAATGAAAGTGCTTTTAATGACAACAATCCAATTGCGGCTAACACTATAAATTCTCAACGATTTGATTATTATTTCGGTACTGGTAATTCTGCAGGGGCTAATACTATAATATGGACAAACACACTCAATTTAATATTTGGCGCTTTCTATCTTGTAGGTCCTTACCCTATATGCGGATCAGCCAACACTGTTAATTTACTTAGTGTCAATAACACCGCTTCCGCACAATCAATAAGTACATCACCCTCGGGCCTAGCAGGTAGCCAAAACTCTATAAATAGTTCTACATATAATATAGTATTTGGGGCTTCAGGTATAACCGGTACACTACAATTCTACGCTTCCACAATTACCCAACAATCTCCTTATTACAGTCTAAATAGTGGGACTATTACTATAACAGTTAATATATAGTATTATTTAAGCCTCTACGCTATGCTATCATTACACCAGTCCATCGTGCATCCACTATTATGACAACCGCTCCCCAGTATTTCTTCAATTCCTACATAGCCGATCTTCACAATGGTATTCATAACATCGGCTCTAATACGCTAAAACTGGCCCTCTCCAACACGCTCCCTGTTGCTACAATAACCGACCTCGGGGGGATCACCCAGATAACTGCCGGGGGAGGCTACACTTTAGGAGGGTTTACCCTTACAGTAGCCTCCTCGACACAGAGTTCTGGTGTCTATAAAGCCCTGATCAACGATCTTACATTCTCCCCAACTGGCACCGTCAATACTTTCCAATATCCTGTCCTATACAACTCTTCAGTAGGCAACAAAGTCATCTGCTGGTGGGATTACGGCGTAGCCCAAAATCTAGTCTCCGGGGACACCTTCCTATTTGACTTCGACGGTACACTTGGGGGGCTTAGGGCCAGTTTCGCCGCATGATTCTTACTAGCACCACCGCAGGTCTATACTTTAATAACGTGCGGGTTGGCAAAGTCAAAAATATCGACTTAGACATAAGTCGAGAAGCCATGCGTACAACTACTATTGATCTTTTTGATCATACCTATATTGCTGGGTTACGTGATACTAAGGCTTCAGCTTTATTATTTTACGATCCTCAAGATCCTACAGTAGTCAGCATCCTTGACACTATATATGCAGATACCCCAGAAATTCTACCAAACTTCAAATTTGTATGGGACATCAACACGAATAGATCATTAACATCAGATGCAGTTATAACTAATATTGGATTGTCAGCTACTTATGGGGAAGCTCAAGTGTGTAAACTCTCAGTTCAACTATCTGGTAAACCTACTGCTAAATCATTCTAATGTCACTTATCGGCAAAGACGGTATTATTCAACTAGCCCGATCCTACCCAGATCCCATAGTGCTCCCCCCGAGTGCGCTAGACATTGCTAATAGCCGATTTACTATTAACTCTACAGCATTTTGGCCTGGAGATGAAGTTATACTTATACACTCTGGAGGCACTAAGACCGGGTTTGTCTGGAGAGACACTCTGGACAGAATAACTTTGCATTCTACAGCCGTGGGTGCCCAAGATAATACTATATCTACCAGAATAAGTTTAAGTGGAATACCGTCCACAGCTACTATTTTATGCTTAAAAGGTACAACCAACGCTACATCGGTGTTAACCGCATTACATCCTAGCTTAACCAACATCACCACAGAAGTAACACTACTAGCATATCCTACAGCCAATAGTAGCTACATAGCAGCTAATACAGGGACAACTCTATGGAATATTCAAGGGCACATAAAAAAATGGAGCCTTAAGTTAGGTAGCAACACCACCGATACAGGATCGTTAGGAGAAAAATTCGGAGATTCCATTAAATCTACTATATCAGGCTCTGGCACTTTTGATTTTTTAGTCGATTTTTTAGAAAACAGTAACAACACAAATGACATAGACATTATCCTTAGGATGGCTCTAATGGTAGAAAATGATGCTATAGCTCAAGCGAAACTATACTTAAAAAAACGCACAGCAGTTAAAACTGTTAATATCCAGGACACCACTGTAGCATATCTACCTGGAAGTGTGTATTATCAAACTTCAATGCTTTTAGTAGATACGAGTCTAGATACAAACCCTGATGATTTTATTAAAGGTTCTGTAAATTTTGTGACAACCGGCCCAGTGCGTCTATTCCGCGAATGAGGCTTGAAGGCAGCTTTACCCCCTCAGCTATGCTTTGGCCTGAGCACACCGCGTTACCACTGTGGGCGAAATTGCAGTAGCACTTATCGGTGGAGTTTTTTTGCTGCTTGGTAAACGTGTAGAGGAGGGGGTGAAACGTAGAGAAGAGGTAAAGAAGAAAGAAAATGAGGCTAAGGCAGTAGAGCGCCGAGAAGAGTTAGCCTTTAGACAAACTAATGAGCTAAAATACACCAGACTATTTGAAGCATTCATTGAAGAGCGGCAGAACGCTGCAGTAGCCTTTGAGGGAATACATAAAAGTATAACTCGCATTGGTGATGAGCTTAAAGATATGAAAGAAGAAAATAGGGAATACCGTGTGAGTGTGTTTAACAGGATAGAAGACCTGGAGAAAAAAACGTCTCTCCACGATGGGCTACTAAGGAACCATCATGAAGAGAGTTGAAATCAAGAATATTCTAGTAGACCCATTCCTTGGAAGGAGTGCGCCCAGCACCGGGCACGAAGTGACCACCAGTCAGAATTGACAAACCGATGAATCCTGCTGTAGGCCCAGCACCGAGTTCGCCAGTCCATCTGGTACGAATCCAGTTGTAAAACTCATAAAAGCCGGCACCATTTGTAGGATACATGTCTATCCTACTAGGATGCACCAAGCTTACACCAATAGATCCACCCCAAGCAGCTCTTATGGTTTCGTAAAG